GTAAATTCCTGTAGGTCACCATTAGTATTTTTAATTTTTAGTGGGATACTAGATGCTGACACAATAATTGCTCTCTTGTAAAAGTTGAAATTAACGGTTAATAACGTTATTTATTTATAATAAAAAAAATGTGCGGAAACCAAAGTCTGCGCACATTTCGTAAAAATATTTACGTCAATTAGTTATGCTGGAGCGTCAGGCCATGGAACGTCGTCCAGACTTTCAATTCCTTCTAGAACTTCTGTGATATCACGTAGTTCTTGACGATAACCCGCCCATGCATTCTTCATATCTTCTGACAACGGGGAATCTGGAAGTTGTGTCCAATCAGTAGAGACCAATTTTCGGTATCTTTCTGATTTGATAATTAGCAATATTTTACTTTGATCGAAAACCCAATCTGTCCCACCCCAGTAATAATATTGGCCTGGTGATTGTTCTCGATCTTCCCAATCAGATGTGTTGAAATCCCAATACTTGTTTACCATAAAATGGTCTACGTCGGTATGTTCTTCCATATGCTTGATTAGACGACCACTATCATCAGTTTCTCCATCAACGTATCCGTGATTAGACGAAGCTGGATGTAGAACGTGATCTACTTCACCATTTTCTCGTATAAAAAATACTTTTTCTCTCATTTGTTTATTGCTCCGAATAAATTTCTATTTAGGTTTCGCCAGTCAACCCACTCGATTCGCCGCTGGTCCCGCCAAAGCCTGGTTGAGTTTCAGGTTCCGGCGCTGGTGCTGGTCCTGGCGCTGGTCCTGGCGCTGGTTCTGGTTCTGGTTCCGGCGCTGGTGCGCTATCATTATCGACAATTGTTTGTACAGCACTAGTTTTGCTGATTGCAGTTCCATTAACAACTCCAGATACAGTAACCGTATAAGTTTCATTACCTTCTACAGTTGAATCATCCACTGTTTGGTTGAAGAAAGTTCCATAATTGTTAGCGCCTATTGTAACTTGACCAGACGGCGTTCCCCAATCAAGGTAATTCGTTGTGTGATTAGAATAATTAGTTACCCAGTCAAGAACTGTTCCGCTAGGCACATTCTGAGTAACTACTGTGAAATATCGCGTGAGTCCTTCTGTAGTATAAACACTGTTCGGGTTTGGTGTTACCGAAACAATTGAAGGAGTAGCAGGAGCTGGTTCTGGCGCTGGCGCTGGAGTGCTTGTTTGCGCTGCTGTTCCACTGTTAAGGACGATAGGTGTACTACCACCACCAATAAACAAGAAGTACTCGACATAATCTGGCGAACTGCTGAAACCATATTCTGCAACCAATTCTACAGTCGAACATCTATCTTGACCATTCGCAGATGCGGCCCATCTCAATCCTCTAGTTGTTTTCACTTGATCGTGGGGAAACTCGTGGTCTTCTCCCGAATCTGGAAACGGAGATGCGTCAAAGATGTGTAAAGATTTGTCAAGTTTGTTATTCAACAGTCCTGAAGGAGGAATAGCCGTCGTATTAGGATAATTTAAACTATTAATTCCAGCAATACGAGTAGGAAACAATCCACTATCAAAAGTAACATCCCCGTTGGTATCAAATACCTGAAGGGCGTGCCTGTTGGTGCCTAAAGCGGCCACCTGAGAATTAAAGTTTGTTTTACCGGCATATTCATATTCATCAATTATAAAAGAACCTGCGACTTGAGAATAACAATAAAATTCCCCTTCAGAACTCCAAGATATAGCGCAAGGATACATTGCACGAGAAGAAGGTCTAACAAGCAATATATTGTTTTGTAAAAAATATCTTTGTTGAACACCACCACTATATCTTACTACTTCAGTCCCTAATCCAGAAGGTGGAGACTTGATAATAGGTCCACTATCGTTACCGTATGCAGAACCATAAAAACTATATGAATAATTTTTAAGAGTTCTTGCGCCTACAGAAATTGTATATGATTGAACTTTAACTAAATGTTTTAACTCTTGGGAAGTGTCAAATTGAACAAACCCATTATTATTTAATACTTGAAACCCGTATGACATAATTAACCACCACCAAACACAATAAATTCCATTGTCACTGAAGGAGCATCTGGGCCAAACCTATTTGTCGAATCGTAAGAAACCTTGACTGTGTTCGCAGATGTGTCTACGTCTATTCTTTGTCCCGCAAATGGTTGACCGGACATGAATCCCGCATTTGTCTCGGTATTCCTTGCTATAGAAATCATAGACGCCCCCATAACATTTTGATCATAACTAAACGTCTGAGAAGTTCCGTTTGTTATATTTACCGATTTTTTATCTATGAAGAAGGCAACTCTATCATCAACTGTAAGGGTTACATTTCCATTAGCATCTGTTAGTTCTAATCCATGGCTCATGTTGATAGGTCTCCCAACTTTACTCTAGGTGTTCCGTTGTTGTCACTGATAGTAATTAGGTTCCCTTTAATGTTCATAGAACCATTATCGTCTGAAGTAGTGACGTCAATTTCACCCGTGACTTTCGCATTAGAAAGTTCTACACCTTCAGCAGTAACACTGAACGGAGCAGTACCATTACCAGTTCCATCTGTAGGTAGAATCTTGAATGTATCTGCGGTAATTTCAAAGTCTGCCGTGGTACCGTCGTTACCGAACTTAATACCTGCAACCTTTGGATTGCTCTCAGTTCCTGCAACAAGATCGATACCCCACGTTGATATAGTATTACCTTCCGAGTCAATCAACGCAGTAAGCGTTTGCGTTGCTTGTGAGATGTCACTATCAATTTTAGCAATTAAGTCGTCCTGCATTTGGTTGGTGACGGAAGTGATTTTTCCATCGACTGTAGTAATCTGACTTTCTAAAGCACTCGTTGCTTCGGCAACCGCTGTCGTTACGTTACCATTCTCATCTGTCACGAAGACATTATTATTAAGAGTTGTTATATCCGAAGCCAGTGCAGTGACTCTATTTTCAGAGGAATCGTACTCTGTACGAGAAATTAATTCTGATTGTGCTTCAGATAAAGCTTCAACTCTTGTGTTTAGATCTGAATCAACAACCGCTAGTCCCGTCTCTAATTCTACAATCTTTGCCGCTTCAATTACCAGTTTGTCACTATCCGCGTTCATGCGAATTGTTAACGTGTCTCCTGCCCCTGCCATAGCAGAGTCGATCATCTCTGGAGTAATGTTGATGCCGTCTTGAATAAACTGATCTAAAGTGAGTCCTAGAGAGTCGACCGATTCTAGAACCACACTCAGACCATCTGAGTTCACATTAATCCTAGAAGTCAACGAGGAGACTGCGCTAGTGTTGATATCAATTCTTTCGTTGGTGTCCGAATTAAATAGTAATAGGTTGTTTTCAACGCTGTCAATAATACCAGCAAAAGAAACAATCTGGTCGCTGTTTGCTTCGATGCGTGAGATAACTGAAGTATTGGCGCTGGCAATAGCCGACGCGAGAAGGTCAGAGTCTATACCGCCCAATACCATACTATCTAAAGAAGCTTGGGTTTGGATCAAGGCTTGTGATAAAACAAGAATTCCAGAATCGGTGTTATCGATACGAGACTCTAATGTAAAGATAGCAGAGGCGTTCGCTTGAATATCAGAATCATTTACATTTGTATTGATCGTGAACTGTTGAAGGTAATCTTCGTTGATCACTGTTAGGAAATAGTTCGAATCAAGGAACGTCGCCATGAAGTCGTTGAAGACCGAAGAATCCAAATAATTATTGATTAAATTATTCGTCTCTCCAGTATCTACGCCACCAGACTCGGTCGGTGCCGGTAAAGGAATATCTCCCGTTACAATACCATCGAAGTTCTGATTTATTTTTAGAACAGCGGCGTTAATATTGTCTGCAAGATTGACTACTTGTATGTTACTCATTTGCATCACCTGCTAATTTTAAGAGCAAGTCTTTTATTTGACTCATATCTTCTTTTAATCCTTTGACATCTTCTGTAAGAGATTCTATTTGGTTTTGTCTCTCTCGATGTATCCTATCGCGATTTCTTGCGTTCTCTATTTCGGATTTGTTTGTATTTAGTATGGCCCCAGTACGGCTATCTCGAACCAGATTAGAATGACCTTTTACCTTTAAATGCTTATTCATAAAACTTAGTGATGCGCAACGTCAATTCCATCTTCGGAATCTGACCCTGTACTGTCACCACTGCCTCCTGCACCCGAAGTGCCAGAACTTTGTGCTGGGGTTAACTCTCTAGAGATTCTATGATAGAATATTGAGATTCCTGGATTACTCTGGTCTATTTCTTCTTGAGCGCCTTTGAAGTAAGTGTACCCATCATTAGCGTCAATAGAAACGATTTGAATATCATCAAGACCTTGTGTCTGACTCAAATCATAAGGTTTAGACTCACCGTTCCAGTAAACGTTAGCTATATTAAATTCATCACCACCGCTTATTATTTGAGAGATAGAGAAATAATACTGAGGCGCTGTTCTAGAATAGAAATCGGGTTCCGGTTCTGGCTCAGGTTCTGGTTCTGGCTCAGGTTCTGGTTCTGGCTCAGGTTCTGGTTCAGGACTTGGTCCAGGTTCTGGCTCAGGTTCTGGTTCTGGCTCAGGTTCTGGTTGTGGTTCTGGTTCAGGACTTGGTTCCGGAGCAGGAGCAGGATTCAAATCAAGATCTACTGGTGTGCCAAACTTTTGCAGACCACTTGCCGTGATTAATGAAAGTGCGCGCAGGTCAGTGATCATCGGAGACTTAGATGAATTATCAGATGTCATAACAATCATGACTTGGAAAACAGTAAACGGATCTGCGTCTAGAGTATACTCATAATCTCGGAAGATATCTGGATTCTCATCTGTAGGCATCGGTGTGTCAATTTCGATCAACGACCAACCTGCTTCTGCGAATTCGTTTTCGTCCAGAGAAGTCTTAGCATAAACTTTGAAACCTGCGCCTCTTGCGCGGTTTGCTGCGAAGATAATCTTTAGACCTTCTGACAATTCATCAATGATCACAGGCGTCGTGATGTGTTGAGTTGCGTTTGAGTTATCAATCACGTTCTCTAGGGCAACAACCGAAACACGCTGTAGGTCAATCACAGGAGATACTTTAGGGTCGCCTGTTGTCATACCTAACTTAAACTTTAATGTCTTTCCTGATGAGTTATCCGAAGTGGCAACTACATTTGGATTAGTGTTGACATTTAAATCATTTAGTGATACACTCTGTACTTTAGATACAGGTGGATCTTGGGTATAAGAATGCTGTTGATATGCACGACTGCCTCCATAAGAACCCGCCAATGCTTTAGTTACTGTAGGTTGAATACTTGTAGAGTTAGGAGAGAATGACTGTACTTGAGGAATGTACTGATCATAAACAACCTGTTGAGTTGCGGTGACGTTATTACCACCACCTTGAGCGGAACTGTTCGCGGATACGGACGTCGTAATAGTGTACCCTTGCCATCTAGCATCTTCCAAAACAAAAGAACCGTTCAACACAGAAGCTGAAATGCCACCTACATCACTAGAAACGTCAGAGAAAGTAACAACGTCTGCGGTACTGAATCCATGCCCTTGATGTTGTACTTTGACTTTATTCGAACCTGCAGTCGTTTCGAACGGACTCTGAATTAAAGTGACTTTAGGCAGTTCTGCGTTCTCTAGGTGCAGCACACCCGAAGCGTCAAAGTCAGCGCGGTCTAATTCGAACATCAAATCCTTCGTTTGGTCTGGGGTCCATGTAGAACCATTCTGCGACATGAACAAAGAACCCAACGTAGGTTGACGCGTGACTCTTTTCTCACGAGAAGGACCTAAAACAAATTCATAGGTCTGTGCAGTATAGACATTATAATCTACCGATTCTGCAAGAAGAACTATAGCGTATTCTTCGCCTGGAGTCAAGTAAATCGGCTCTTCAAATGTGATTTCAGTCGGAGAGTTTTTAACTTCTTCGATATCGGTATTTTCTGTTAACGGAACCACATTAATGTTCGATGGATCAATAAACGTTGAAGAGCCAGGTAGAACTCGATTAGTAGGTACCCCATTTTCTACTGGTCTAATCTGAACCTGCATAGGGATGACAGAATCTTTACTCTCTACAAAGACCCTTGCCTTCGTTAAGAACATTCCATTAGGATTTTCTACTTGATCAACGAAGAACGTCTGTGCAAGAGGATCGCGCCAGTAAGTTGTTTCTACGATACGCGTTGTGCGCATGGTGCGTTGTATGGTTTCAATTGTACCGACCGAAGTGTACCCTGCGCGGCTGACTGCCGTAGAGTCTTCTTCGTTGTTTACGCTGATATCAAGCAACTTAAATTCTTGACGACCTGTACGGAAACTAATCTCTGGTGTGTTAGGCAAGAAGAACGAACCGATCAACTCACCTTTCTCGTCGGTTACTAGAGAACCTTTACCGCCTAACTCTGAAGGGTATTCTGTCGCGTTAGCGTACTGATTACCGTATTCAGTAGGGTCGTCAGAGAAGTTGACATAGGTAGACTCTGGTCGTACCCAATCGTTTACGTCCTTATTACCAAAGAACGCCCACATAGGACTATTAGGCCGCAACCCTTGAACCCTGAATGAAATTTTACGGGAACGCATGAACGGAATAATTTCTACGTCTAGGATGCGTTCACCAATAAATTCTTGAATCGTCTTAGAAGTCACTTTCGATCTAATTCTATTATTAGGCCGCGAGAAGAAAGTTGGCAAGTATGTTGTAATACGACGTACAACATTCTGCATAATATCCGGAAGTCGTTTCGTCTCTACCCATTCGTCAGAAGAAGGAGACAATGTCATAAATCCATTCTGAGTAATTACTGCGAACGGGTTGATGTTATCTGTTCCGGTCGCTAGCAACTGAGAAACCATTGTCACGTCTGAATGCGGTAGGGTAATTAGATCACCCTTCTTAGAAACCTTATTGTTGACGTCAGTCGCATCATATCTTAATCGTACAGAATTTTCAACAAACGAAGGTCTCAATAATCCGTCTGGGTCTACTGATGCTCGGTATGCTGGGTTGTGTACGTCAGAATAGTTTAACGTGCTGAAGTTATCTGCAATGAAACCTGCTTTAGTACGAGGATTTCCGTTTGCGTCCAATACCTGTAAGACGTTTGTGTTAGTTTCAAGGAAACTCAACGCAGTCAATTCATATAAAGTTTCTACACGGTCAGACAACTTAGAGATATCTTTCATCGTGAATCGACGATTAGGAATGAACATGCTTACGACATCTGAACGGTCGAACGTATATGCGTTCAACGTGAACTTGTATAGCGGTAGAGAACCCGCAGGCGTTTCTGGTTCACGAGGGTCGATGTCAGGTTGACCTTGAATAACTTGTAACTCACCGAACCCGATATCTCCACGACTGTCTGTAGCATTTACTACAAGGATATCCGTACGTGGCAAGTAATAATCGACTTCGTCAACTATAATAGAGGAGGCGTTCTGCGGTAGGTCTGAAATGCTGAAGTTACCATCCGCAAGACGATCTGGTCTGAAGTCTAATACATCACGTAGAGAGATTGTCTCTCCAGTGCTAATTGTGGTATGCGAAGGGATGTCTTCGTATTGTAATCCGGTATATGAACTCGCGGCGAAGAATTTGCCACCATCTATACGTTCGTAGTACTCAAAAGAAATTTCTATTTGTACATTAGGTCCGTATGGGATAGCGTACCCTTCTTTTACGAAGGCCTTTGCGATATCATAATAGTTATCTCGTTGACCACCATCTAAATCAAACTGGAATGTGATGTCTGTAGGTGTGCTGCCGTCAGTTAGTTGAACAGATGTTATTGAAATCGCGTCGACAACTGACAAAGAAATATGCGTTGTTTCTTGAGTTACATTTATTGTTTTCGATCCCGTAGTAACCGATTTTGTCTTAGGTCCTATAGACTCTTGCTTAAAATATGCGATCGAATACGTCTTATTGTCGTCTAGTCCAGAATAAGTTGATGTGTTATCAGAATTGTCTGTAGGGGCAACTTGAAGAATTGGTCCATTTACTTCTGAAATTATCCAACTAGAAGATTCAACACCTGCGGTAGTAATTGAGCCGCCGGTCGGCTGTTCCGTTTTAAACTTTTGTGCTGTATAAGAAGCGCCTTGAATGCTGTTTTGTTCCGGAGATTTATATGGCAACGCGAACAACAGATCGTTATTAGATGTTCCGTATAGTGTGGTATCAAATGTAAGTGGTGTTTGGTCTGAATCTGTATCGAAAGATAAAGGTCTTAGTGGGATATCATTCCCAAATTCGTCTTGAAGGTACCGTACACTTGAGAATGGGAATCGGGCATTGGTATTTCCGATCTTGTCCATTTTGATATCAAAGATATACAAACGATATCCGACACCATCTCGTTGAACGCCTCTAACATGCGCAGTCCCCAAGGATTGAGAAACCTCTTGATACTCGCCGAATAGATTAACCAGACCGAATGTATTTAACTGACCAAACCCTTGAGTACGGTCTGGATCGATATACACCCAGTTACCATAGACAGCAGGAACTGCCTCTTGTGCCTGCGTTCTTGTCTCGCGGGCCTTCGGTACAGTGATGTCTGTGGTACCTACCTCTAGTCGATACCCATCTACATACGCAACGCCTTCTGTAACATCAAGGTTTAGGTTAGCGTCATCTTCTTCTAGGTCTTCAAAGATCGCCCTAAACTCTTCAACAACATAGTCACCAGACTCTTCTTTCGTACGTAGAGCCAATAGGTCGTTGATTCGATTGTAAGCATCAAACGTGCTGATTTCTCGAGTAATAACACCATCGACAACGCGTGCAACGAAAACGAAATTTTCTTCACCTGCTTCTTCGCGCGTAGAAGGGATTAGTTTAATCTGGTAACGGTCTGCGCCTGGAGCGGTTCGGTCAGGAATTTCTCCTTGATTATCGTATAACTTATTGTCTTCACCTGCTGTGATTATTTTCTGTTCAATTTTGAAACCGAAATCTACAGTAGGGGCGCCATTGTACTTGTCAATGAAAACGCTGCCGCCCGATAGATAAACAAAATGACCTTGTACAAAGAAATCACCTGACGAAAAATATGCTTTGGTCGATTTTCCAGAAGCGAAAATAACTAGGTCCGAACCATCAGGTCCAGTAACAGTCGTATCTGGACCCACGACCATATTAACGCCACCAGTACCATCAGCGAAAGAAAGAATATCTGTCGCATCAACACGAGGAGATTTAGTCGTGTCAGTTACACCTAGAGTGTTTGTGTATTGTACGTATAGTGTTGCTGGTTCGCCATAAGGTTTCATTTCACTAGGAGAAACTGGCTCGTGTATCTCTAGAATTTTAAATTCTATTTCTCCATTAGTCAACACATCACCGACGGAAGCGCTTGTAATATCGCTACTAGATGTCAACCTAATGTATTCTAGATTATTGTCAACAGTCGCACCGCCTGGATTGACCATCGCACCTTCTTTGAAGATGTTCTGACCGAATCTTGCGATTTCTTCTTGAATGATTGTTTGTTGTTCAATTAGTTCACGAGCTTGAAGCGCACGACCTGAATTGTATAGGACACGATAGTAACCGTCATTCGCGTCATAGAAATCTCGGTATGTTTCTCTGAACGTCTTGTTTGTAAAATCTGTCATGATGAGCCTTTATACAGTAATAACTATCTTAATGTCTTCTTGTTGTTCTTCGTCACGTCGAATACGCGCACGGTTCTCAATATATAGAACGTCGCCAGATGAACGGTCGATAACGTTTTTCAAGTTAAGGTCTTCGACCTGACCCGTTAGAACCACACCAACCTGTGTAATTGCTTCACCGACCTGGAACATTCCAAATCCACTGGATAGGTTCTGGTGATAGAACACCTCCGCACCTACGTTATCGTCAACGTATGCACGTGCGCCAGATTGTACACCTACGATCTCTTTACCTTTCTCGAAAGGCGACTCATTGACTAATACAATCGAAGGCAAAACCTTTGCCGATGTATTAGTGTATGGCGTGGTGGTATCTGTCTGCATAGGGTTCTTGATCAGACCCATTTGACGGAAAGTGTTCTGTACGATGAATGTGTCATTAACGGTTCCATCTGGTTTAATGTTGACCATAACCGAACTTGTTTTTAAATCGTCTATAGGGTCATAACCTAGACCCATTCTGCTCGTGACGATTGGTTCTACTTTCGCAGAAGTCGAACCGCCAACTAGTTCGAATGCTGCGTACGTATAACCTATACCATAATCTGTCATGGTTACTTTAGTGACAACGCCATCAACGACCTCAGCAGTCGCCGCAGCGCCTGTACCGTTTCCTGTAATAATGACCTGAGGTGGTGACGTGTATCCATCACCGCCACTTACAACCCTTGCGCGAATGATCTGACCGCCTACTGCGTTCTCTTTTACCTGATACTGTAAATCTTCGATCGGGTCACCCACAGCTAAGGAATCTTCAGATTCCTGTATAGGCATGTGGTTAGAAGATAAAAATTGGTAGATGTTTTCTGGTGTTAGAGAATATAGAAACTTCCAAACGTACCCGTCAGAAGTAGTAAAAGGTTTCCAGTACTCTGCTTCATTATCCGCATTTCTGTCCGCATCTAACCCATAATTAGGTTCAACAATAGATGGTACTGGGTCACCTGTAACATTAAAGGATGGGGATAGGCACACATAAACTTCTTTCGCGTCCGTCAGTACGTAGAAGGGTTTCCAGTTCTCATCAATATCTGATTTAACACTATCGTCCCATCCAGAGTAGACTGAACCATACGACCAGTTTACACGTTTAACAACCAGAGTAGATCCTTCGACCTTCTTGATCGACTGTAGGTTGTTTCTAAACTCTCGTTCTTCTCGTAAACAATCGACAGGTTCGACCACAGAGTCTGTATCGTTGAACACATCGGACTTTGCAATACCGATGTAATACTCATTGACAGAGTTCTGAACATCTGTCAGAAGATCTCGCGCCAGAGTCCTGCTCATTGTTTGTCTTACTATAGCTGGCATTTTCTTTTCCTGTAAAAACCCTTAACTTATATATAGGGGATTTGTTAAAATTTATATTATAATAAACCGATTTTGACACGAAGACCAGATCCATCATAGATCTTGATGCCATCGTCTGTAATTTCTGTTCGTGCACCTGACTGTCCAACACCGACGTTTAGATTTCCAGTGACTTGTGTATTTGATAGTGTTACTGTATTACCCGATACTGCGAATGGTGTCTTAGTCCCATTATCAGTTTTTATTTTAAAGTCGTTTGAAGTAACGATAAATGAGTCTTTGCCAGTACCATTAATAATCTCAAAACCAGTGAATGTTCCGTTAGCATCTAGTCCTACGGTGTACTTCTGTTCAATGGTTGCAACCTCACCTTCTACCGCAGTGACTCTCTGGGTTAAACTATTTGTCGCAGTCGCGACGACGCCATCCACTTCACTCGACAGAACGTATCCTGCACTCTGAATAGTGGAGATGCTACCTTCTGTTACGGCGACTCGATCTTTAAGAGTATTCACAGAAGATGTGGATGCCTTACCTGCAACGGTAGTACCCAATTGGGTTATGTCACTGTTCAGTGCCGTCAGTCCTGTCTCGTCATCATTGACCTGATTCGTTAATGCAGTCACTGCACTTGATGACGCTTTAGTGCCAACAGTCGTGGTTAGGTTCGTCACATCGCTTTGTAGTACATCTAGAATTCCCGCTTCGCTATTGACTTGTTGTTGCAGAGTGCTAATCGCAGAGACTCTGGCAGATCTCTCCCCGTCTATTTCTGTTTCCAATGCTGCGATATTACTTTGATTCGTCGCGATGTTACCGTTAGCAGTGTCTACTTGCGATTGAACTCCAGAAACGGCACTAACACGAGCATTGATCTCACCAGACAAGTTTGTCTCTAGAGTAGTGATATCGGATTGAGCCGTGGATAAACCACTTTCATTATCATCGACCCTAGACTCTAATGCATTAACCGCTGAAACCCTAGCAGTTCTTTCGCCGTCTACTTCAGTTTCTAATGCCGAGATACTGCTCTGGTTAGCAGATATGTTGCCGTTAGCAGTGTCTACTTGCGATTGAACTCCAGAAACGGCACTAACACGAGCATTGATTTCCCCAGATAAGTTTGTTTCTAATGATGTGATATCTGACTGAGCTGTAGATAAACCACTTTCATTATCCTCAACTTGAGAAGTTAACGAACTGACTGCTGATACTCTAGCTGTCCTTTCGCCGTCGATTTCTGTTTCTAGTGATGTGATATCTGCCTGAACTGTAGATATCCCACTTTCTGTTGCATTGACGCGAGAAGTTAACGAATTGACTGCTGATACTCTGGCAGATCTCTCTCCGTCTATTTCTGTTTCTAATGATGTGATATCGGATTGTGCAGAAGAAATTCCGCTTTCTGTTGCATTGACACGAGAACTCAATGCGGACTGCGCGGTAGCCGTCGCATAGTCGCCATTAATAGTAGCAACTGAATTTTGCAAGGCTGTAATTTTAGAAGACTCTGAAGCAATTAAATTACCTTGTTGAGTTACTGAAGTCGATAATGCTTCACGTGCAGAAGTTTCGGCTGAGAGACCTGATTCCGCATCACTGATTCTACCAGTCAGAGCAGTTACGTCTTGTGATACAGAAG